GTTGTCATGACAATACTATCAGTCATGTCTACATAAAGACGCTGATCATACGGCGCTCTACGATTAATGTTCTGTTGTCTTAAGTATCTCATTATACTGCTAATGTGCTCACTGTTACGACTAGGTTTGCAGGGCTTTCGCTTTTTCCAACTAACATGTCGCCTGTACCTAGTACCATCTTTTCTTGATCAAATGTTACAGTTTCACCAGCTGGAATCGGCAACTTGTTAACAATCGTAGTTTCTGCTGCCGGACTGCTTGCGCTTCCGCCGTTTGGTACTGCATACAAATACAAGTAAGTTAATCCGCTAGATGGGCTTGCTGGATTGTATACTGCTGTGTTACATACAATAACTGTAGTAATTGCACGGTTACCTGAACCGCTGTTTAACTCTGCGGCTGAACTTGTAATCGCTGTGTTATAAATTGCCATCTTATGTCCTTAAAATATCATACTGAATAGTAGTGCTCTATTCTTTGCGACTAGTTCGTCTTTAACTTCTTCTGTAGCAACGCCGTCGTCTGTTAATCGTTCTCTAACAAAGTACATACCAGTTTTACCAGCACCTCTTACTGTACTAGAAAATAATACAGGGCCGTTGTAATCACCTGGCAATGCTACTGCTAAAGGATCGGGAGTAGTAATTACTGAACGATCATCTAATTGTAAAAATGCATCAACTTCAACTATACCGCTACCTTGAGCTGATAACTTTAGGTTGTTAACCGAGAAGTTAGTAATAGTGTTGTTGTTAATGTTAATGTTGTTTTGGAAGGTTAATCCAGAAGATGCAAATGTGCATAGTAAAGTTTCTTCAATTGAAACTGTTACTGAGCCACTGCCGCTAGATGATACTGTTCTAACGCGAGCCATTTCAGTACCGTATATATCTTCTTTATAAATTGTGTCTACATCAGCTACACCGTTTGTAGCTGATACATAATCATGAACATATTTTCTGTTAGGAATGTGGTTGTTTAAAACAACTCGAGCTTCGTAGTTTGTACTGTTAGCTATTGACAATACTTTTGTTGAATTTTGTAAGTCGAACACCAAGTCAGACAATCCATCATTACCAATAGATGCTACACGAATACCCGCTGTCTTAATCGGGTCAACTGTTCCTGTAGGTAGGCCGTCTAAATCATAACGAGCACCGCCTGTTCTAAATACCCATGTACCAGTTACTTGGCTACTAGTTATCGGATCATACCATTGTAATGATTCATCAAATACTAATTTAGCAACAGGGCGTGATCCTCTTGATACATCAATACCTGCTGTACCTTCTGTAATACCTGCGTGTGTTGGGCTTTCACCCTTGTTAAGTACAATAATGTTGTCTTCAATTGTTAAGTTAGCTGTGTTAATTGTAGTAGTGTTGCCTTGTACTTCCAAGTCTCCCGTGACAATAACTTTACCAGTGGCAGTGCCGGTATCCAAAGTGATGTTGCCTCCAGTTTGAACCTGGACTCTATAATCACCTTCGCTTACTCTTAAAATTCTTGACATGTATTATCCTTAAGTAGGGGACCGAAGTCCCCTTATACTAATTAAGCGTTTTCAATAGTTACAATCACATCAGTCTCTGAACCAAATGTCCATTCAACAGCTTGACCGTCTAATGCTTCATCGCCTGTCTTTGCTACTAAAGTTGCCTTATGAGCAGTTAGTTTAGTGACATAGTAAGTACCGCCAGTAGCAGTAGCAACAATGTAAGCTTCACCTGTTTCTGGAGAACTGTCTGTACCTAGTTCAACAATACCTGTATCAGTACCGTCTGTTACTTTGTAACGACGAGTTGATACTTGACGAATAATGTCAACTCTGCCAGCACCGTTACCTAAATTAGCGTACATAACGATTGCGTTTTCTTGATTACCAGCAGTTCCAACTGTACCGTTGTCAACTAACATAGTGATAGTTTGTGCGCTTGGCATTGTTCCACCATTTACTGCGCTCCATGACAATGCTGGAGTTGTTGTATAGCCAGAACCTTGATTTGTTACAGCAATGCTCTTAACACGGAATGTAACAGTAATTTGAGCGTTAGAGCCACCTGCGCCAGCAATAGCCCAAGTAGTAATACCTGTACCGTCAACATCAGTGAAAGCACCACGGCTTGTAATATTAACTGCTGATACATCACCAGTACCGTTTGTATCAATTGTAAGTACTGGTACAGTATCTGCTTGGTCATATAAACCGTTTACATCAGTAACTGCGGCTGCTGTTTGGTTAATAGTATAACCTGAACCATTGTCACTAATAACAATAGTAGCAATTTCCCAAGTAACTGCTGTAGTTGCTGTTACACCACCTGGAATTAGAGGTGCCGCTACTTCAAGTAATGGAAATGTTTTGTAAGTATCGTTAATTTGAATAGCACCAACTGTACCATTGCTAATGCTACCTAGAGCACCGCCACCGATACCGTTGTCTGCTGTTGTACTTAGAGTACCGACGTTGCGGTTACCAAAGTACTTTTTATTTAAAGGACGTCCCATTTTGTTTTCTCCTTAAGAAAAATGGCGTTCTAGGCCATACGCGGTTGGATTTCCGCATAAAACTTACCCTGTGTAAGTCATACATAGTATTTAGTCATTCGTAAGAAAGGGCTCCGAAGAGCCCTTTAGTATTAACTAACCTTACGGTAAGTTGATTAGCTGAACTTGACGTTAGCTGTTGTGATACCAACTTTACCTAAGTAGTCAGCTGCGTTACCTAGAGATGACGCAGTGTTTGACAACTCAACATAACCATAACGAGTCATGAATGAAACGACTGGTTCGAAAGTTGATGGATCTAGTACAACACCAGAGCTCATCAATGGGATGTAAGGGCAATAGAATGCCGCTGCATCTGATTCTGATGAACCTTTGTAACCAACTAATACATCGTCAGATGTAGCATAGCTGTTTACATAAACCTTCATAGCGTTGTTCAATGTACCAACGAACTTAGTGTTTGTTGGAGCTTCGAATGTACCTTCTGTTGTACGAGCGAATGCGCTTGTAGTAGCAGATTGAAGGATTGTCAATGCTGTCGGGCTAACAACGGCCCAGTTACCAGCACCACGGCGTGTACGCTGAGCGATCAAGTTAGCAACACGGTTGATCTGAACTGCCAATGCGGCATGCTCGTCACCAACGAATGTAGCTGTACCTGAAACGGCAGCTTGGTTGTATGTCTCTGCGGCTGAACCAGCTAGTGAGCTTAGAGATGCTAGGATCTCTTGGTCGATTTCAGCAGTGATTTCTTGAGCCAATGCAGCCATGATTTCTGCTTCAACGTCAATACCTTGTTGGGCTTGTGCGTCTTGAGCAGCTTCGAAAGTCCAGCGAGCGCTTAACTTACGAGTCTTAGCTTCAACGGTTTGCTTCAAGATTTGAATGCTCATACGCTTACCAGCTTGACCTTCTAAGCTAGCTGTTGAAACAGCTTTGCCTGTTGAATCAGCTGAGTAGCCTTCAGCAATCTTGAATGGGCTTAATGCCTCTTCACCAGCAGTAACACCAGCATTGCTTGAGCTGTCTGAATAACGAACTCTCAATGTATGGATTTGACCAACTGGGCCAGTCATTGGTTGTACACCTACCAACTCGTTAGCGATAACTGTTGGCATAACACGACGGATCACTGGAAGGATCACGCGGTTTAAAGTTGCGACGTTGCCGGCAGAAGTTGCACCAGCAGTAGCAGATTCTTGCAAATACTTTTTAGTATTTTCTAGAGTCACGCCCATTACTGATTTCTTTGTTCCTTGTAGGCCTTCTAATAGGGCCTCTTTAGTCTCTGCCCAACGGCCATTTAGTAGTTCTGACATTTAAATTTCTCCTTAAATTTTTAGTCCAGCGAGGCGACGGATATCAACTATATTTGATGTTTCCTCGCTGCTACGAACGCTGTTGGAAATTTCCTTATTTCCTGTAATTTCTTTTGCCTCTACAAGTGCCTGTTTCTTCTGCGGCGCTTTACCAGCAACTACTGCTGGAAGATACTTCTCAAAACTTTCGTTAAGTTTAGTAGTCTTTACGCTCTCCATCAATTCACCCATGATACTGCGTTGCTCTGCATTTAGCGGAGCTAGTAGTTCATTCATGATCTTTGTTCTTTCGCCTGCTTCTTTCAAAGCCTGGACTTCTGCTTGTTTACTTTCTAGTATTTGCTCAGCTTGTACAACGGCTTGTGCAGCCTCTTGAATAGCCAAATCTTTCATGTCTATGACTTTGAGTAATTTTGCAGTTTCTGATTTTTCGTTCAAGTAGCTTGTGCTGTATTCGGCGGCAAAAGCCTCGAATAACTTGCGACCAAAGTCTGCGCGACGAGCTGCTTCGATGTCTTCTTTTAGTGAAGTGATTTCAGTTTGTAAGTTTTCACTTACTACTTTATCAACCATCTTTGCGGCACGCTCAACAAACTGTTGTTTAACTTGCTTGAGTTGTTCACGACCTTCGCGAACTAAACGAACCTTGGTTTCGGCCAAGTCCTGTTTATCTTTATAAAACTCTGTAATTTCTTGCGCTAGAGCTTCCACTACGAAGTGTTCTAATGTGCCAAACTTACTAGCCATTGCCATTTGATCTTCATGCAATTCTGCAACTTCAGATTTAAGTTGTGAAAGAACGAATTCCTTCAACATGCCAGAATCTTGTTTCATCTTCTGTGCATACTTAACCTTCATTTCAGCTAATTGCTTACGATCTTCTGCAAATTCAACAAGTTCGCTAGCTAATTGTTCTGATAACATATTGTCAACAGCTTCAATCATTGCGTTCTTATCGTGCTCGTATCTTTGTGCGAACTCTTCGCGGAGTTGTTGAGAAACTTGTTCACGGTTCTCGTTTACACGAGTTTCCCATGCTTTCTCAATAGACTCTTGGATCTCTTCAGAAATCACATTGTTCTCGAATAAAGTTTTTAGTGCATCCAACATGTGATTCTCCTTGTTATTGGAGTTTGCCAATTATTCCTAATAGGCTCTCTTTGAGATATTTCTGTGCCTTCGGGTCACCTTTCACCTCTTGCGCTATACGCAAGGCATTATAACCACCGCGATTATTCATCAGGTGTTCATAAATTGGTGTTGGGTATGCTCCCGGAGCACTAGGTTGAGCTACCATATCTACTGTGATAATCTCAAAATCTGACACTTCACCGGAACCGTCATCTTTGACGTTCCCGGATCCGCGACTTGACACGCCTAATTTAACTCCGCTTTCCAGCATTGTTTTAATTAGTTGTCCCATAGGGGTTGGTAAAATTTTCAGTTTACCGTAACCGTTAGGGCCGTCCATCCACATGTTAACGATCATATGAGATACACGGTCTAGGTTAATTTTTAGATCATCTGGATGATCTACTTCTCCGAGAACTGAATAGCCATTTTGAATCTGATCGTTAAGGGTCTTAACAGCCTTGCCAATCTCATTAACAGGATAAACACGCTGGTTAGCGTTACGTATACCGCCCTGGATACAAATCCCGGACATGTATAAGTTTTTTCCTTCTTTGTCATCAGACTCAACGACCATTTTTGCTTCGTTGAAACTGAGATTCTCTCGGAGGTATAGTGACATATTATCTATGTACTCTTCTTATTACTTAGCGCGGCCTGGAGCACCGTTTAGCGGGCTACCTGCACTCTTGTCGCCGTTGTCGCCTGAGCCTTTCTTCTCTGCGCCATGACCTGGTTCACGCTTCTTGAAAGCTGTTTTACCTGCATTAGCACCTGGCTTGTTGATGTTACCGGCGTTGTCTTCTTTAGCACTTGGGTTTAATAAACCACCCTTTGTACCGCCTGTTTCACTTGTACCACCTTTAACGATGTTAGCAGTTGTACCGCCCATGTCGTTCTTCTTAGCTACGATAGACTTAGTGTTAACACCGTTGTCACCATGCTTTGGTAATGATACTTTGTTTACATATTCAAATACTGGTTGACCTAGTTCGTCTAATTCAGACTCTAAATCACCACCCATGTCGCCAGCGCCCATTTCGTCGCCACCAAACATGTCAGCGTGTTCTGGTTCATTTTCTTCACCAGCCATTAACTGTTCGAATTCTGCTTTTAATTCTTCTAATGCGTCTTCTAGATCTAAAATACGATCTGTCTGTTCGTCATCACTTAGGTCTTCACCTTCTTCTTCGCCGCCCATTTCGTCGCCGCCGAATTCGTCTGAACCTTCTTCACCTTCGCCTGACTCTTCGTCATCAGCAGGTGCTTCTTCTTCTCCGCCTTCTTCTTCACCGAAAGCTTCTTCCATATCTTCTTCTTCTTCTTCCTCTTCAGAAATACTAAAATCAGATTCTAATAGTTCTTCGTAAATTTCGCGGCTTTTTGCAACTACGATATTGTGGAAAATTTCTTTTGCTGTTTCTTGATCTTCATTGATCAATGCCTCAAGCATGGCTTCAAATTGTGTACGGTCAGTCATGTTTTTCTCCTATGATTGATTACAAGGCTGTGTAATATTTACACTAGAGTTTAAAAAGTGTATGATAATACCACAAAAACGCCTCGTTTTGTGATTTAATGAGATATTTATGCGGCAGGTGCCGGAGGTGTTGCGTACATCTTATGAATAAAGTCTAACTCACTTTCCTGGTCTAAGATATGCGCTTCACTTGCTTTTCTTAATTCATTAATTTGTCCTAGTGTTAATCTAGTCTTGCGGGTGTCTGATCTTTTCATAATAGACGAATCATGGCCTGGCGAATAACGCAAGTCATTGGCTTGCGCTCTTGTATCAGGGTCTATATAAAACAATTCTCTTAGGATCATGATGTATTTAGCTTAGGCTGCTGGAGGAGCGGCTGGAGCACCGCCTGCTGGAGCTACCGGAGCACCGCCTGCTTCATCACCTGCCATATCTTCTGGTGCTGATAAGTCGCCTGCCATACCTAAGTCCCCTTCAATGCCTGCGGCACTTAGCCCTGCTGAACGCAATTCGCCGGCGGCATCAGTATGTGTTGGTTGCCCTTCACCTTGTTCTTCGCCCCACATGCGTTCGTTTTCTGCAACTTCATCATCAGATAAGCCTAAGAAACGCTTCAACGCAAATCGTTTTGACATATAAGGTACAGCTTGAATAGTATTAAATGTGTTAATACGCTCACTATCCAATCCACTTTGTCTTGCACTTGCAAAGTTTAGTGGAGGATTAAACTTCAATTCAAACAAGTTTGAGTCAATGTTTACACCTTTTGAATACATAAACATCTTGAATTCTTCATCGAATACAGATGTAATAAGAGCTTGTAAACGCTCGCAGTACTTGTTAAAACGCAGTTCTTGGATGTATGCAGTACCAACACGACCATCATTAAATGACGCTTGTGAGTCATCTGCGCCTGTTGGCAAGTAGCTACTTGGAATACGCAAGCCACGGAATAGCTTGTTAGTAAAGTATTTCAAGTCATCAATTTCGCCTAAGTTAGTACCGCCTGGTAATGTTTCTACTTTAGATCCGCGACCTTCAGCAGTTGTTGGGAAGAAATAGTCTTCGTTAATTGACAATGGATTGTACGCACTATCAATAACATTCTGGCCACCACCTGT